GCAAACCGCTAACCGTTTGGTTCCTATTGGATATTCCTCCTCCATCAATGGTTCGGTGTAGCATCGAATGATGAAGTCGTATTCGCTTTCTTCTGGTCCGGGTTTAGGAATTGGCATCTTCGTTGTTTTTTATGTTGTAGTATAAACCCAACCCTGCGATTACTGCTACCACGATTGAGCAGATTTGCGCTAAGGTGAGTAAAGTGGCCGTTAAAAACCCAACTCCGTTATCGGTTACTACCCATATCAATAGGAATAAACCTACTCCAAACATACTAAGGAATGCAAGGAATATACGTACTAACTTCTCGGTGTGATCGTCTTGTTCTTCGTATTTCATAATCTAAATTTAGTGAATTGTTTTAATATATTAGTCAAATATCGGACTTTTTTTGCATTGCGTTACCCAGCCTTCGGTACTTGGCTTTCATCTCTTTGAGTTCATCGATGGAATACTTCTTTATTTTCCCTCTCCTGGACTTTAACTGCTCGAACTTCTTATCCCCTATGCGAAGTGGTAAACGCTCTGTGTACTCGATTAAATTGCCGTGTAGGTGCTGATTGCAAGCCACGCATTGTCCGTGTACGTTATCCGCATCGAATCTTAACTCTGGAGTGCTACCTACTGAATAATAATGCCCTGCATCGTATTTGCCCACTAATGGCTTGCCACAACTGATGCAAGGCTTATTCTTATCGCGTAGCCTGATGTAACGATTGAACTGCGTTTGTACCTCCTTCAGCCAATCGGACTGCGTTTTAAGTGCATCTCTGCGTTCCTTCTTCTCCTTATTCCACCGCTTCTTCTCTTGTTGCTTAGTGTAGGCCATCGCGCAGATCGGACTGCATACCATTTGCGTTGTGGTGTACTTCGGAGTGAAGGTGTTCTTGCAGATCTTACACTTCTTTGGCTTCATATTGGTTTATTGCTTTGAATATCTGTAACGCTACTTGTGGTACTATTGCGTTTCCTCCTGCTTGAAGTCTTTGTCTTTTGAACTCCACCCTGGAGGAAAGCCCATCAACCAATCTATCCAATCTGGGTTCGGTGTCCCACCAAGTTGATCTGGCAAGGTTGGTGTTAAATCCCCTTTCGATCGCTCTCGCCATTTTTTTGAGCTCATCCCTTTCCAATCCCTGCTCGTTGGTGTGCGATACAATAATTGTTCTGGTCCTTCTGTGAGGCGCTCCAATTCTGGAAGCTGGTACATTGAACCACAATGAATCATACCCGATTTTGGTAAGTCCTGCAAGGACTGTTGATAATCCTCGAACATTGAGATTTGTACTGTTTTCCACGACAACCCATCTTGGTCTAAGAAGGCATAACACCCTTTCGAACTCGTACCACAATCCTGATTCAGTTCCATCTTGTATTCCTTTTGGTTTTTCTATTGCGTTCTTTGCATTCGTTATATCTACACACGGGAATCCGCCCGTAATAATATCTACCTCGCCAATTTCATCATCCCATTGGCTGCAATCTATGCATTCACAATCGGCAAAGTCCTGGTTATGTCGATCGCACCACAATACCTCTCTATCGCCGTAGATGTCATCGTATTCATCGCTAAAACGATAAATATCTTTTACATCATTTATAGAAATCGCTTTTGGAAATCTTTTTTTCAAAACTTCCCTTTGGTATTCTTCCTTTTCACAATGGAATATGTTTTCCCACCCCATCCATTCTGCTGCAAGGTCGAACCCTCCGATTCCTGAAAATAAGCTCCCGTGCCTCATAACACTTCTACCATCTTGAGGAATCCGTTATCAACTGGTACTATCTTTGTTTCTCTCAATCGCTTGGCCAATTGTTGGTAGTTGTATTCGCTCGTTTCCGCCATCGCGCTCTTTACGGTCTTGTAAACCTTGATGTTGTTCACGCTCTCAAAATAAACTACTACCGGCCTCTCTTTATATTTCATCTGTTGTAAGTTAATTATAATTCCTCTGCTATTTTCTGAAGTGCTTTCCTGATCGTATCGCTCATGGTTTTTGCATTTAGCTTCTCTTGAGCCCTTTCAATGTTTTTAATATCTGAATCATTGGCTCGGAATCGCAATGTAGTATCTAACCTTCTTTTCATCGAATGTAAGTGTTTCTGTTTTTAGTCTGTTCTAATTAAAATGGGAATGAATCGTCGATATCTTCTTGAGCGTGTGCAGCTACCTTCGCTTGGCTCTGAACCACTCGCTTAACATCTCGTGCGATGATGTTGGTGTACCTGGTACCGTCTTTCTCGGAGTAACTCAACTCGCCTTCAATATACACCATATCGCCCTTCGCGAATCCTGATGCTTTCTTAGCAGCGTAGCCGAAGGTGGTGATGTTATGCCATTGGGTGTCCTCTTTCCAGTTCCCTTCTTTGTCTTTGTAGTTTCGGGTGGTGGCAAGTGAGAACGTTGCCATTGTGATTTCACCGTTGCGTTCGGTGGTTCTTGGTTCTTGGCCGATGCGACCTAAAATAATGCTCTTGTTGATCATTGTGTTTAATTAAAGGGTTAAATTGTTATTCGTTGTGATGTGCAGAAAGTGCACTAACCACTATTTTCGCTTTTAATGGTGTGTAGTTCCATCACTCTTTGGTGTTAAAGGTTTCGTTGTATAAGGAGTTGTGCATAATACTACATCAGTCTTTCATTAGCGATATCGCAGTATTCTTTACTTATCTCACTTCCTATAAAATTTCTATTGTTAGCCTTAGCCATTTTCGCAGTAGTTCCACTTCCCATAAAGCAATCATAAACTAAATCGCCTTCATTGCTCCAACTTATGATATGGTCATTTGCTAATTGTTCGGGAAATATCGCACTATGTCCATAAGCTATTTTGTCAGTAGTAGATTTCATATAACCTACTTTGTAAGTCCATATATTAGTCCTTCTTCCGTACTCATTTATTACAACATCTTTTCTTTTGCTTGTAGTTCCATCTGCGTTCCTTACTGTTTTACTACTTGTTTTTTTACCCGCTTGTTTATTTTTTCTGTCGCAAATTAGGTTATACGCTTTAGGTTTACCATTGCTAAATACAAACATATACTCCATACAGCTCCAGTATCTATTTGGAGAGGGTTTTTGAAATGAATCTTTATAGTATATCATAGTATCGTGAAGATTAAACCCACACTCTTTAAAATATAGGGCTTGTCTAAAACTTGTGCCAGTCTCGCTGCCTTTTATAGTAGCATCACCCACTACCCATACCACAACTCCACCTTCTTTAGTTACTCGGTAGAGTTCTTTGGCTATACTTTCAAAATCAAAACTATACCCATTGTACGTTCTCAAATTATCATAAGGTGGTGATGTTACAACTAAATCAACAAAGTTATCAGGCATTTTAGCCATTGTGTCAAGGCAACTTTCGTTATATATTTTATTTAGTTCCATCAATCTTTTGTGTTATAAATTGTCAAGGCATACCCTGACGTTACTGCAATTATTGTAAGGTTATATCCTTACTCTATACTTTCCACTTGGTTTGGATCGGGAATCGCGATATTGAATACCTCCGATGCAAACATCTGCGCCTCGTTTACCAACTCCATAAATTCCGAAGTGCTCAAGTCCGAAGTTCCCCTCTTCTCCTGGAATACCTCACCCTCCAAAACGCTCTCCTGCAAGATTACCGAATATCCATATTTTTGGATAATTAGATCGGTGATTAGCTGATGCGTTTGTTCTTTGTTTCGCGCCATTCCAGCCTCTCTGAAGCAGTCTTGGAAGATTGGTACTATAACTCCCCACCAATAGGCATTCTGCTCGTTAGATCGCTTCTTACGCCATCTCTCGATGGTGATGCTTACCTCTCGGCCTTCGTGTTGTCTTAATGCTGCCTCGAGTAGCGGCCTATTCTTGCGAACCTGACCGCCCTCGATTGAGCACTTTATCTCTATCTTTCTCACAATCCCCCGTGAATGTATTCAAAGCTATCGTCGTAGGGTGAACCGTTCTTCATGTAACGGTCTGATGCGATATCTAAGATGTCCTGCACCTCGTCGCTGATATTTACCTTGTAAACTAACCCGGTGTTGTCGTTCTCGATGTACGCGTAGTGGTTAAGGTTATCCAAGTGAATCTCCTTTGTCTTGTGGTTATTGCGATCGTCTTGGAAAACTTTGTAAGATACCTCTGCAAAGTACATTATCTCATCACGGTACTTTACATCCACCTCCAAACGTTCGTGGTCTGTATCGCAATCTTGATACGTGTCGAATGCGTAGCTGAAGTTCTCCTCTAAGTTGTTGAGGAATATCTGAATGTAGTCCTTGTGGCCGAAGATATCAATCGCGGCTCTCCATTGGTCTAAGCTAATTTCTATATCTGCAACTCTCATAACTCTATCTCTTCATTGATTACTGAATAGTGTAATTCGCTGGTAGTGTCGATGTCGAAATACTGATCTCCGATGTTAATCCGGGTGGTGCAGCTTTTAATCTCTACCTCGACCATTCCGATATCGTGGTCCTTTCTCCATTTCCACTTGGCTCGGGTTTCCAGAACTAACTTACCGTCGATGTTGGCCCGAATGTAGGTTTCATCCTGCTGGTAGTGGTTTACGATGTGATTGGTTACGCGCTCCAACTCGGACTCGATAACCTCTTGAAAATAACTGTAATTCATTGTAGTAAGTGTTGATTCAAAAACAAATATACACTTTATTTTAATATAAACTAAAAAGGTGCTGAATTTTTTTGTTCTTGAATCACATCGTCGGCATACCTGATCAACTCGGGAATCCAACTTACCTTCATCTTGCCCGTGCTACCTGCTCGGTTCTTCGCTATTATCCACTCACCCTTCCCTTCGGTGTTTGAGCCATCGTCGAACTCCATTAGTCCGTAATACTCTGGTCGGTGAAGGAAGCAAACCATATCGGCCTCCTGCTCTATTGAGCCTGATTCGCGAAGGTCTGATAACATCGGCTGCTTATTACCGCGCTCCTCTACTTTTCTGTTTAATTGGCTCAATGCGATTACCGTGCATTTGTGTTGCTTTGCAAGGTTCTTCATTGCCGTTGCGATCTCGTTAATTTCCTGCTCTCGCATATCCTTTGTGCCTGATATCCTTTGAATGTAGTCCACTGCTATTAAGTCTATCTTGCGCTTTCCTGCTTCCACTTGGATTCGGTTTTGAATCTGCGGAAGGGTTACCGATTCATCGATTGTTAAGTTCCACTTCTCGATTAGTGCAGCTGCTTTGTTGATCTTAATCCACTCTTCTTGGCTCAATCTTTTTCTTCTCATCTGCTCGGAATCTATCTTGGTGAGTTGAATAATCATTCGGCCTATTAACTCCGATGCAGTCATTTCTGCACTAACTACGTGAACGGACTTTCCATCGTAGCAGGCCTGCATTACCTCTCCAATCATTGCGGCCGTCTTACCCATTGCTGGCCGTGCTGCGAAGATAATTAGTTGTCCGGGTTGATAACCTCCAGTGAACTTGGTCATCATCTCAATACTGGACCTGATGCGGCTCGTGTCTGATTCTTGCAGTTGATCAATGAAGGTTTTTATTTGTGTCGTTGTGTCCTCGATTCGGTTGCCGTCTATCTGGACTGCTTCCTGGTAGTATTCGCCTACTTTTTTGAGCACGGTATCTATTGGATCGGCAAGGTTTATGGTCTTTATCTTGAGTGCTAACATCTCGATATTGCGCTTCATTTCCATCTCCAATAGTTGAGTAACGTAATACTCGATGCGCTCATTAGCTACCTTTTCCTGAAGCGTGAGTAGCATTACGGACCAACCCTCTTCTGGTGGTGTTTCGGTCTTTAGCTCGTGATCGAGTGCGAATACGTCGATTGTAGCTTTGTTGGATAATCTTTGCATTGCTCTCCATATCTTGCGATGTGGCTCGAAGTAAAAACTGGTTTCTCGAATCATTGAAGCGTATTGGAAGTAAAGTTGATTCCAGATGATGAACCTTCCCAGTACGCCTTCTTCGATGGTCTTGTCGTTCATAAGTTGATAGATTGGTAGTTGTTAGTTTTGGTGGACAATTTACTAAATTGATTCCGATCGTCGTTGCGGAGCCAATTACTCAATGCGCTTTTGTAGTTCTTGTACTTCTTGTTCTTCGCTTGGCAATAGTCCACTAACGTATCGAATGCCTTGCCGATGTCCTTATCTTTGAACTTAGGCGCGAGTTCCCGGACCACTCTCTCCCTTTCCTGAATGAAGTTGTTTAAGGTGTTATATATATTAGTTTCTTTATTACTATCTATATTATTATTATAGTGTAAACTTTGTTTACTATCATCGTGTAAACTTTGTTTACTATCGGTGTAAACTTTCTTTACAGTGTGTAAACTTTGTTTACTATCCTTATTTAGCTTCTCAACTGTATCATACCACAAGGTCGTGGACCGAAGATAGCTGGTGTTCTCGTCTTTCTCAATAAGGCCCTTTTCAATCAAACGATTAATAATCTTATGGACCGCGATTCGTGAAATGTTTAATGCATCTGCAAACCATTGCTTCGATGCGTAGCACCATCCTGGAATGTTACTACCGTTATAAGCACTCAGCCTATAAACCATTGAAGCTACTATGTATTCATTGGTGCTGATGTCGAGCTTCTTCTGCTCCTCGTGAAAAATTGTGGTGTATCTCATAATGTACAAATAAAAACCCCCGCGTCGATTGGACAAAACGCAGGGGTGATCATAGAAACTAAAACTAAATCTGTACGGAAGGTGTCCAATCTTCATTGCTAATATAAAAAAAATATTAATACCTCCGATAATAGTCAAATAATTTTTGCCGAAGGATATCCAACGTGTTTTCAATCCGCTCATCGAATGGCATCTGATTATTGATGGTGCGAACGTAGTGAACAACGCTGGAGTGATCGCGATTGATAAATCCTCCTATCGTGTAATAGGTGATCCCTGCATCCTCTTTGAGCAGATAACCGTAGTACATCCTCGCCATTACTTTGGGTTGCTTACGATTGGGTGATTGCGCCTCCTGAACCGTTACTCCGAAGTGATCGCAACAAACCTTGAGTACTTCGAATGGGTTTACCTTCCTGAACTCGTACCATTGCATTGGCCGATTGTACTCGACCTTGCCCTCTGGTGCAACGGGTGCTACCTTCTCTACCGAATAAGTGTAAACCGATTTCATATCGTCTGAATTAATTGGTTAATGTATTCCCGAGCGTTATTCACTCGTTGCTGAAGGTCCTCGATAACGGAATGATCGTACTCCACCTCATAAACCTTTACGCGATGCTTAGCTTCAACTTGTGAATAGTCGTAGTGAACGTGTGTTAGATCTTCGGGTGTTTCCATCAATACGTACACTAACTCGGCCTTCTTTAATCCAGTCAAGTGCATATAAACCTGAAGCTGGTAGTAGTAGTCCTTATTCGGAATCTCATCCTCAAATAAAGGGAAGGTAAAGCAGTCCCAGCTGCTCTTTATATCCACCACCTTATCGCGTGGGAATATAACATCGGGTGTACCGGTGAAGAAGTCATCCTCGTAGCTATCCTCGTTCTTAACTGCTAAATCCCAGCCGAGAACCTTCTCTGCAAAGTTGATGGAATCCTGCTCCACCTCAATTCCTTTGGTAAGGTACTTGGAAGTGATCACTTGTCGCACTCCGTATATCTGCTCCTTAGTCCACTCCTGAAGATAGGATTTCGTGGTTTCTGAAAGAACCTCCCCCTTTTTACGCGGGTTGGTCATTAACTTTCCTGCGGCTGATGCTCTAATTTTGAACTCTTTCATTTTGCTTGATTTGCTTGGATTAGTAATGCCTCACGGTCTGCACCGGTGAGCTTGAATTTACGATCTATCTGATTGATGTTTACCGTGTTATCACGGAGTGCGAGTACCGCCTTCTGCCAAGTTGGAGTACCTGGTTTCAGTTCCTCTTTACTCGGTGCGGGTTGGTTACGCTTCATTGCGCGCTCTCCATCGTCGTCGTTCTCTGCATTAAGTGATAACGCTGCGCTGATGGAATAACGCCGAGCGTAGGTAATAGCTGAACCCATCGCTTGTGGATCTTTCTCTTTTGCAGCTACTAACTCTGTACCGAGAATGGAAACGTACTGCCCTGATGAATGTACGAAGGTGGTAACGATGTGGTTCTCGTGTACGGGTTGGAATACTGCCAAGCCGTGTTCCTGAAGAACGGGTTCTACCTCGTTAAGGATTGCAGAAAGGTCTGCGTACTTGGATTTGAAGAAAGGGTTTTTACTTCCTTTGGTGATTGAACCGATGTGGCTCTTTGCTGCAACGAGTGCCTTTAGCACCTCGTCTGCATTGGGTGACTGTTGAATAAACATAATTTAATGGTTTGATTGATTAGTAAACTTGTTGTCTGCGTACTGCTGGAGTTTTGCCCAGCCGATGAATAGTGCGATAAAAAGTAGTGCGTTCATATTTTTAGAATTTACTGTGGTCGTTCATAAACTTTACTAACATCTCTGTATTGAGTGTCTTGAGCCAATCTGCGATATCCTCGTTGGCCAAGCTGCGTGCGTTAGTATCAAAATAAATTTGAGCTGCAAGACTTGCAAGCTGATTGTGGCTTACTTTCTTAGCGTAGTCGGTCCAGTCTGTTGTTTTAGTTGTCATTGTGTAGTTGATTAAATGATTAATTCTTTGACAAATATAACACTTTTCAACAAACCACAACACAAAATGCAAGTTTTTTTTACTTAAGGCATAAAAAAAGGCCCGAGAATCAACCCGAGCCATACTAATCAACTATCAAACTACTTCGTAAAGATACGGAATCTAACCCGTACTACATCAAGATCGAAACTAAAAGTAGCACCCCCAAACCAACGCCTCCGTAGATTATCGCGTTCTTGGTTGTATTCAGCCTCCGTTCCAGGATCGCTACCTCCTCCCGACAAAAGTCATACCGCTGGACCATATAACCCTTCTGCAGCTCTTGAAGCTCTATTTGCTTATTGTAGTTCCCAGCTAAATTGCGGAAGTCGATTGCTTGTGCTTTGTAGTGAAGCAATAGCTTGTCTTGGGTCTGAATGATGCTATCTGCTATTAATAGGTCTTGATACCAAGTCCACACCGCCCGGAATTGTGTACCCGTTAGCGACGTATCGGTCTGCCCATATACGGACTTGGTCAATAATGATATCAGTATTAACCATGTAATGTAAAGAATCCACACGTTGCCTTCGCGTTTTAAGGATTTCAAGTTCTGAATTAAGCGCATTGATCGTATCTTGTTTCTCGCGCAAAGATAACAAAAGTATCTCGTTGGAGTGTTTTATTTCTGTCAAAACAACGTTAAGACTATCATATTTGCGTTCTAAGCGATTATCTTCTTTCGATGGTACTCTATATCCAAAACGTATCCAAATGCCGTAAGAAGCCGTAAAAACCACTAAAGCAAGGCATATAATATCTTTGGCCGTTACTTTCACTCGAAGTAATGCGTTAATCGTGCAATCTGTCCTCTATCCCGTGAATGAATGAATCCCTCAATCGCCTTGATTGCGCTATAACCTTGTCGATGGTGCCAGCTGTCCGTACCCGATGGACTGCGTAAACTCTCCACCGTTACTCCGGTGTAGTCTTTGGCCGTCTTGTGGTGTACGTGATGAGTGTACACATATCGGAATGTCGTTTTGCTCCAGTCCTCCTTTGCTTCGTGCGCCATCAATAATGGAAGGTCGGCTTGCTTTGCTCCATCTCCGTGTGTTGTGCCGATTAAGTTGTTAAAATATCGGTAGTACTTTCTGTGGCTGATTGAGCAGTCGAACGTGATCGCATCGTTATTCCTGAACCAGGTCTGAATTACATCGGCCAAAAAGAACCCGTTCGTGTAATCGTGATTCGATGGATTGAATACAAAATGGACTGGTGCTACCGTGCAAAGGTATTCCAGGACCGCGATGTATATCTCCTTAGCGTGTAGGAAGTTGTCGTACCACATCCCATCCGTATCTTGTGGTGTGCCTGATGTCGTGGTTCTCTTCGGAGTGTCGATGTGCAGAATATCATTACCGCCCACGAATAGAATCTGATCAATGTCAAACCCTTGCGCTTTGTGTAGGATACCTGCAACGCCCTCCAGGACTCGCTGTTTTGCTATCTTCACGTTGTACTCGTCGCCCGTTTCTACCTCCCGTGCTAACTTGCCAATGTGAACGTCGGCTGGATCAATAACCAATAGGTGAGGATTCTCCGAATGTTGGTAGTTGTATTCCGGGTAAATCGGCGCGTGGTTCTCCATCTCCGCAATCAACTCATCGCGAATGTCCTCGTACTTAATCGCCTCTGGTTTAACGTGTGCGCTGATGTGCTTACCTTTGAACCAATAGTGGTTTACTTGGTCCGCATTGAATCCGTTCTGCTTTGCGAACTCATATAATCCTGAATGCTCTCGCAGTTTCTTTTTAAGGTAGAATTTCTTGCGAAGGTTGTCTTTGTTTACTCCGTATTGAGCAGATAACTCGCGGCAAAGGCCACGAAGATTCTTAGCACCATCAAGTTGATCGTAATGCTTTTCGATTATTTCGTTTGTAGTCATGGCTGCTTAGTAATACCAAGTCGCGGCTGGCTTGGTCGTGTCGATGTCTAAATGTACAAAGGTCCGCGCGATGCCTATCCGGTTAATACCGTGTCGCTTTGCTGATGCTATTATGGTATCTCTTTGTGCTCTGCTTCGTATCTTGATATCTACTGCGCAATAACACGGTTCGGTGTGTGCGCTATTCGCTACCCCTCCAACGTGCCTATTGTGCTCTAAGGTGCGAACGCCTGAATTGATTACGATCGGGAATCCTAACTCCTCGCGAATGGAATCCAGCTTGCCTACCAATACCGGACTGATTAACTCCCCGCTGGTAATGTCGTCGGGTGATGCAAACTCATCGTAGGTGAAGTAAGTCGCTGCAACTACTCCTACTCCTAAGATAAACTTCTGTGCCTTACGTGATGGCCTCATTTTATTTGGTTTGCAGCCAACGTCTGTTTGATTTCGCTAAGCTGCTCTTGAATGTGGTCTAATATCTTGAATATCTTGTCGGTCGTGTCCTCATATCGGCCTAAATCCCTGCGAAGATATTCCACGTCTTTTTTAAGGTCTGATACTTCTGACTCTGCTCTGTTTACTCGCTCAATGGCCTGCTCGATGTCCTCGTACATCTGCTCGTACTTACTCCATAATAGTTTGCCTATTATCCCGAATACGGTGCTCACTCCAATACCTACCAATGTAGCAACTAACTCAAAACTCATGTTCTTAATTTTTTACAAAAGTGTCTAAATACTCAAAGACTGCGTTCTAAATGTCCCGTAATTTGAATGTTCCGTCGTACCTCGTTGAGACTCACGGGTGTTAGCTTGTGCTTATGTCGGTTACGTGTTTTAGCGAAGGCTTCGTAACTCCAGATGTTCTGATCGCTCTTGATATCCACTACCAATGGATTCGGCCATTCGATTTCTTTGCAATAGTACCCATGCTTATTGAATCGCATCTCGCTATCGTTGTCGAGTCCTTTGTTTAGATTCTCGGTCCATACCAAACCCTCTTCTTCTAATATGTGCTCCACCATCATCGTACTGATTAATCTACCTGCTCCGACAAACTTATTTTTAAGGTGTGGTGCGTACTCAAACTCTACGCACTCATCGTTAAGTGAGTTCCAAAAGTAAAGCGTCTTGAACCCTGCTAAATGAACCCCCTCTGATACCAACTTCCCGATCGCCTTGAAGTAGTTGTCCGATAATAAATCATCCGAGCCTACCTGGATAATATAGTCCGTGTCTAAGCAAGCCTCTAACCCTGCATTCCATTTCGCCCCGAGTGGATTGTTTTCTGCTCTTATTACCTCCCATCCGTAATGGCGCATAAAGGACTCATCTTCGTCTGTTGAACAAACCGCTACCTTATTTATCTCCCACTTGTCGTAATGCTCGCAGAATAGCTTTAAGATGGCCCTGCGCCCCCAAACGGATGTGAACAGTGTGTAGGTCATGTTGTAAGGTATTGGATTTGTATTCTTATTGTACACCCGTTAGTTAATTCATCTGCCGCATTGCTGGAATCTGTTTTATATATAAATAGACTCGTAGTCGATGCGCCCATTTGAATCATTGCTATATCTGTTCCGCTCGCACTATTAGTGATTTGAGCATTACCGATATAAACTGTAAACCCTTCCGATGCATATGGTAAACCAGTTATGGCTAATGAACCAGTCGGTGAAGATACCGTGCTTATTGGAATAGTAGCTGATGCCATTACTACATTCTGAAACTTGTAATACCTCGCTTGACCTCCAGCACCAACTGTTACCGAGCCACCTCCAACGGTGATGCCTGGAGTCCAATTGTCCACCTCTACTGCATTAACTTGACTCGCTTGTTGTTGAGCCGTTAATACGATTAAATCTCCCGGACCTATATCGAAGTCGGTAGTGGCTGAACTTACGCTAATGGAAGTATCGCCCTGATCAACTCTGGCCGTCGTGGTGAATACCTGACTCTGGCCCGTACTTGCAGAAATAACCGTGATGTCATCTCCTGAACCGATAACGCCTGACTTGAAGAACCCTCCAATCGTGATACCCGTAATGGTGCTTCCCTTTGCAATCGTCTGATTCACCGAGCCCTGACTTACCGCACTTGCTAAACCTGCAATTACGCCTCCCGTTCCTGGCAAGGTCGGCTGCGTAGTTCCTGCCGTGATGCCTGATGGATTGGGTTTGCTGATATTACTGGAAGTTATTCCCGAACTCGCCCGCTCTACCAATTCCCAAACGCCCTGCCATCTGTCGTTATTGGCAATGAACTTACCTCCGCAAAATACGTAGTAATTGGAAATGATTCCGTAGCGCAAACATTCATCCGGGTTATACTCTCCGAAGATAGTCGCATATCTGCGCTCTCTTGGTACTTTCATCATCCGCAACGCCTCAACTACTGCTAAGTCGTTGAAGTCGTAGGCTGCGCTGATTACGTTAAAATTCCAACGCCCATTATCAACTGCGTACGTGGATTTGTCTGATGTTGCCCGCAATAATCCTGGCTCGAAGTTGCTCTTGAATCGTGAACCAATCAATGCGTTTTGTGGGTAGTCGTAGGTATTAACCGTGTCGCCTGATGTATTCGTTGCCGTAAATTGAATCTCAACGTCGCTTTCGTTATTTCCCCCCTGCATTCCCATGAACATAAAGTTCGTGCGACCTTGAAGCACCGTATCTCCGTTGTACGTTCCTGCATTTGGATTAAGGTCGAAGTCGATCTCATTCATACTAACCCCTATTCCAGAAGTCGCTCCAAAATTAGCATATATCTCTGGGCTAACTCCGTAGTTGATGTAGAATGTGGTGCCGGTCATATCATCCTCTGTGAATGATGGAGTGGTAATACTGAATCGGAATACCTTTCTGAACTGCTCACCGTCTAATAGCTTGCCCATCGGTACGGTTGCATAATATCTACCTCCCACCGTCGTACTCCAAGTGGCCGCGCCTTCATCATCCCATACGTCTTTCCTAAGGTAGTATGTAGTGGAGCCGTTACTGATTACCACCGCTAACGCAAGTTCTATTAATGAATTTGCATTTGCGTAGTCGCTACCCGTGTTATTCGTAATAACCAACTCCACTTCGCCATCAATGATGAACTTCTTGTTTACCCCAGCACTTGCAAACTCCAACGGTACTGCTACATACGGGAATAGTACGTTATTAGCTGAACCAAAATAGTCGGGTTGTTGGGTGAGGATATTTGCTGAATAACGATGCTCGTAGGTACGATTAACCTCGATAACTGGCTTGGCCCATTCGCGCTTACCTCCTGCCAACTCGATTACCGTGCTTTGGTTAACTACCGTGATCGCTTGACTTGTGCTTGATGCCGTATTATCTCCTGATGTATCTATTATCGTTTCCCGTCGGTTTGCCGTCGTGTAGCTTGTGGCCTGCTCGATTAGATAATAGCCGTTGGTGAGTAAGATTCGCGCATTCCAATCGTGAAGAATGCTCTTTAATACGTCGTAGCAATTCGGTGCAGCAACGTTTCCCGTATCATCATCTCTGGTCCAATAGTTTTCTACCCGGACTGCCGTGTATTCCATTGGCTCGCGGCCCGTAGTCAAGTGGCTTGAATGATACCATTGCGTTGCGAACTTCAAGTAGTCCTTATTCACCACATCCGTTCCGTTACCGCTCAACTCCATTATCTCGGCAATAATCTCTGTGAAGCGTTTTAAGCCCTTTGGTAGATCACCTGCACCATCTACGTACTCAATCTCTTTAAGTCGCCCTAAAGCATCCGTAGCTACTAAATTTATAAGGGTTGGGTAGGCATTTGGTTCTTTCACCATATCGGTTAATATCGGCCCCCACCAATACGGTACGTAACTTCCAGTTGTATCTTCTGAAACGATTAAAAAGTACCTTCCATCGTCGGCTTGTGCAATGTCGGTGATTAAGGTTTCCAATCCCGTATCGCCTGGATTGATAATCATCTCCGCACTACACTTGCTGGCCTTAATCGGTTCTAATAGGTCGTCGTTGGGACTTTCGTATTGTATGGTGAATCCGGGTGCAGCTACCTCGAAGTCTAAGATTGTTGGCGTACCGGTTTCGTCTAAGTCGTAAATCTCCACCTCCCACTCGCGGCCGAGTTCGGAAGTAAATTGCGCCCGTGCTAATACTGCACCCATTATCTCAAGTTGTTAAGGTCTTTACTGCTTTTGTCCAATACCAAGCGAAGTGCATCTCCATCGAACTCACCCGTGATATTAACGTTTACGTTTGAGCCTCCCATCATATTCATGAATGCGCCCATCTTCTCGAATGGAATGATCGCTTCCTTTCCTGATGCGTTATCTCCTACCATTGCAAGTGTTGGCCCGGTTACCATACCCCCTTGTGCGAAGGCTGGTGCGCTTGATAAAGCAGATTTCGCTTGAGCGATTCCACCCAATACCGATGTAATACCCGTTGCAATGGCTGCTAAGTTACCTGGAAACGGAATACCTGCTCCAGCTGCAACTGCTGATGCAATACCTCGTGCCGTGTTTGCTGCTATCTCAAATAAGGCCAATGCTTTGCTATCTCCAGCTAACCCTCGCATCGCTCCAATGATACTTCCAATAGCACCAATAGCAGATTCTGCTCCTATCTTAACGGACTCTTGAATGGTTTCCACAACGGTTGGTAAGGTTTCCATTGCGCGCTCTATCTCATCCATCTGATTAATAACCTCATCTGCAATAGATGGAATACTTGTAACGGGCTGTCCTGCTCCACCGCCTCCTCCAGCTGGAGTGGTTGTAGTTCCATCTACTGTTGTATCTGGAGTGCTTAGTTCTCCCGTTTTTTTCTGAAGCAAACCAAGTGCCTCTGCCGCACTCATTGCTCCGTTCTTTACCGCCTCCGCAAAAGTGCCGAACTCGTGCTCGTATTCTTTGGTTTCTACCTTCAATCCTTCTAACCCCTCACTCATTTCGGTGAATGGATTAGTGATCGGGTTTCCACCCATTAAATTGGCCAATTTGTTATAAGCCTCAATTAATACGCTGAATGGATTAAAGTCAATAATAAACTGCACCATGTCAATCAACGCATTACGCCACCATCCCATGTCGCCTAACCGCTCCTTGACTGCTTCCCAATTATCAACTAAATAAACAAAGGCCGCAGTAACTCCAGCAATCGCTACAACTACTAATCCAATAGGCCCAGTCAAGAATGCGAATGCTGATGCTAAACCTCCCAGCGCAATGCTCAACTGTCCTACCACAACAAGCATCGGACCAATGGCTGCCGCAATACCTGCTATGAGAATCAGCTTCTTCTGCGCTTCGGGTGTTAGTTGTTTGAATGATGCAGTAAGTCGCTGAACGTAAGCCGTTAAATCTCCAACTACTTGAGCAAAGTTTAAGTTCTCGGAAATACTATTACCGATCTCGGCCAATGCGATATTCATGTTATCTCTCAAAGTGCTGAATAACCCGAAGATGGTCTTGCTCTGCAACTCCATACCTCCTGCGAATTGTCCTCCCGCACTTGTAGCATCCTCGAAGGCCTTAATCAATACCGGGAAGGTAACTGCACCCTCTGATACCAATCCTTTCACCTCCGAAGTAGCAACGCCCATTGAGGAAGCTAACATATCAATAATCGGTACTCCGTTGTTGATCAACTGGAGTAGGTCCTGGCCCATTAACCGCCCTGAAGCAGCTACCTGACCAAACGCTACCGAAATACCTTGTAAATCCCCTCCTGATACCGCAGCGATATCTCCGATGTTCTTTAATGCCTTGTATGCGGAATCCGAACTCATCCCGAATCCGAGCAAGGTATTGTTGGCCTTTACCAACTCATCCAACTGGAATGGAGTACCTGCGCTGAATTTTACCAAACGCTCGAAGGCCTTTGAGCCTTCCTCTGCGCTTCCCGTTAATACGTTAAGTGATGTTCTAAGCTTCTCGAATTTACCTGCGCTCATTACCGCCGCAGTACCTAACCCTAATATCGGAGTGGTTAGTTTTAAGCTCATCTCGCGGCCTATCTTGTCCGCTCTCTTACCGAAGTCCTCTAATGATTTGGAAGCAGTTTTAATGGACTTACGGAAGCCCTCAATGTCTGCACTAATTATTGCTTGTATCGCGCCTACCTGCTCTGCCATTTTTCATCCAATTTTTACGAATTAACTCTTTTTCTTCTTCGGTAATTGTCCTTCTGTTGTCCTGGTCGATGCTTAACGGTATCAAGTCCTTTGGATTAACCTTCCGCTTACTGTTCGCGTTGATTAAGATCGCTCCAATGAACCGCGTCTGCTCCCACTCTTTATCCCTTGCTATGCGATATCCATCTAACTTCCATATCGCTTGCCTCATCGTCGCCCTCCAGAAACTTTCCTCCTCCAAGTGCAGATTCACGCACCACATTCTCCGCAGGTCTGCAAAGGTTATTTTCCTGCCTTCTGCGTCGCTTTTTTTTTGCCCTCATCCACTTCTGGCATATATTGAGCAATAACACCTGCAAAGGCCTCTATGAGCGTCGTAGCATCTTGTCCTAACATCGTGTTACGAACCCAGCGAAGATTCACCGATAATGGTTCTTCTTTGTGCTCGTGCCCGGTTTGAATAGCTACGTATATCATCTTGGCCATCGCGTCGATGCTGGATATCTTGATTGCACCATCTTCGCCTGGATTGAGTTCTGAAAGAACCTCCACCATTTTGGTCTGCACCTCGTTTACATCCTCGATGCCGAGTGCCGTAGCGAAGTCCAATGCACTTGCGTTATCCCAAAAAAGGTGAACAGTTGATCCATCCACCTTAATTGTATAAATCTTTGTGCGCATTAAACCTCCTGCCAACTGAAGCTACCCGTTGAGCGAAGTGTTACCGAGTAGGTAGTCATTTCGTTCTTAGGCGCGTCGATGCTTACCGACTCCACTAATGCCGAACCCGTGATGTAGCGATCTCCAGTCGTTGCGAATTGCCCCCACTTGTAAGTTACCTCTGTACCTGCAACAAGGTCGTCGAATGCTACCTCTCCTGATTGAGTGGTTTCGTCTACGTTGTGCAAACCTTCGATGCTGATAGTGAGTGAACGCTCTCCGCGAGTAAACTCTTTGTACGCGCTTGAATCTTTAGTAGTCTTGTCGATCATATCGGCTGCCACCTCTAAAGAAGTAGAAGTCGTTCCAACGTAGGTGTTGGAATCTGACTCAACAAGAATTACATCTCCATTAACTAATGCCATTGTCTGTTATTTTAATTTGTTGCTAATTTACTGTCTTGCCTTGTGGTCTTGTTCTAATTACTCGATAATGTCGGGATCGGGTTCTGGAAAGTATTCCGGGTGCAACTCCTTGCACTTCTCAACCCATTCTGCTATTGCGCTACTTGAGCCAAAAACGTGAACGCCCATCGGTGGGCACCAAACCAACTGATTATCCCAGCTTGCATCGGGTTCTCCATCCCATAATACGTCTATGTGATAAGTCGAAGTCATAACGGGTGGTGTTACCTCGTTTCCTTCCTCATCGTAAACTGCGGGTGTAACAACAAGGTTGCCTAAGTGTACGATTGCGTGAGAGTGATTAGGGTTGCCTTCCTCATCTACGCCTAATTGATTGATTTTTGTAGTTGCAGCACCCTTGCTGCCGAAAGAGTATTTTCTAAATGTTTTCATATTATAGGGTTGTTAAGGCGATACACTCGGCATCTGTTAATGCAGTTGGGAAATAAAGCAGTTGTTTTACTTCTCCTTCAAATAATGCCGCACCAACACCATTATCAAAACGCAATACATTTAATCCGCTTGGTGGCGTTACACTTGTATCACTTGCTATTTCAGTACCATTCAAATACATCTTTGCGTTGTTTGATGCGTAGCGTATCAAAACTTTATTATTGTCGGTTTGAGTTGCTGAAGTTGTAAAACCGCTAACTTGCGCAGAACCTCCAGATATTACATTCGTGGTGATGTTTGTACCCGATTGGTAAAAAATCTGCACTCGATTGCTGCTTGTACCATCACCAATAGTGATAACTTTTGTGGAAGCCGTATCACTTAAGCCCTCAATTTCTACATAGAATGTACCCTCGCTATCATTGAAAATACTTGAGCCACTTGAAATATTAGGCACATCAGCCGACCTCGTTACACTACTCCCATAGGTAGGTATGTAGGATGTTGGGTAAGAGCCTTCTTCGAGTTGTGCGCCGAAAATTAATAAATCTCTTGCCGTAGCACCGCCAAAAGTATTTAGAACAAATGTAGAATTTATTGATGTTGCATTTGTTTCTATTCTCTGCCAATCACCATTCAAGGTGTGCATAGTATCAACACCACCAGCCGCCAATCGTATTGTTTCTCCACTTGTTCCTTTTACATATATAGTTGCGCTACAAGAAACACCAGTAGATAGTGATGATGTTATTGTTAAAACTTGATTAGAACCAGTAAATAAACATCTTGAAGCATTTTGAGAACCATCTGGGGATATTGCATAATTTGATGTAATATAGGTACTCCCAGTCCAAGTGCCAAAATACTCACTATTCGTAATCAAATTAGTCCTCTGCGGCTCTAACAAGAGTGCTGGACAACTTGCCCCTCCGCTATAATCTATTCTCGGTAAGTCCTCTAAGATACCTGCTTGTGCAGTAGTCGCTCCCGTTTCTATGTAGTCGGTTGCTACCAAGCCTGCCTCTAATTGAGCGTCTTGGATGTAGATGTATCCATTGGAACTACTTGGTAAATTTTCGCTATCACTTGGTTTAATTTGGAAATAACTTTTTGCACCCGATTGAGTTACGGATAATCTATACCATCCATTGCCTACACTTTCAATACTTGCATCTATATTGCTACCTCCTTGCGTTCCTATTGTTCCGTTAGTCAAATCAAACCAAGCGGAAAAACCCGAACCCGACATATTTACGAATCCAATATGGTCTAATGTTCCCGCTTTTGCATAAATACTTTGAGTGCCAACATACGAACCGCTAATGACTTGATAAAGTCCAGAATAAAGTTGGGTATTAACAACATTTAATTTCCAAGCATTACTTGAACCATCGTATCCCTCCTGACCACTTGTAACACTTGAGCCTTGAAATTGTACCCAAGTAGTATCAAACTGATTTGATTGCAGCAATAGATTCTCTCTACCCTTCTCAATTAACCCGTTCTCATCTACCCTCGTAGCAGCTAAATTGCTGCCTCGTGTAAAGGTGAAATCCCCAGTTCCATCGGTAGGCTTAACTGAATACAAAGTGCCATCCTTAGCACCGTCTGGAATCAATACTAAACTCGCATCATCGAATAAACTCATAATCTTTGTAGTGCTTTAATTTTACCATGTGTGCAAGTGCGGCTGCTAAACATCGTACCGCCGTCGGTCAATACCCTTTCCCGATAATTTAAGTACTCGCGATACGTTTCGGAGTTCGCCGTAGTTCCAACCCTATTGCTGATGTCTATCCTCATACCGTGCCGAAGTTCTTGTGTTGGTAAAGGTATAAATCGCTTCCAATGCAAACCGCCTCGAAGATATCCGTACCGCTATTGGTTACGTTGGGTAAACTGCCACCCTCTAAGTACATAACCCCTCCCGTTACCACGATCGAGTTTACGTCGTGATTGCCTCCGTTGGTTACGATGAAAACATAACGCTCTCCGTCTGCCGGGTTGGTCAAGGTTACATCCACGTCTCCACTTAAGGTAAAAGTGAAATGATGGCCCGTGCTTAAATCAACGCTAACCGCTCCCGTAACGCTTCCCGCTGCAACGGTTGTATTACGCATAAAATTCGAGCGCGTTATCTTCTTCGTAGTAGTACCATTCCAGATTGCTAACTCGTGCGTTTCCGATACCGTAGTGATCGCGTCTAATTGTGTTATTGTCTTGTCTGCCATTTCTTATATCTTAATTCGTGATGAAGCTGCCCATAATAGATTGCTTCCAGCCTCCCACAACAAATAATCTCCGTTCTCCTGGTATATTACCCTCAAGCTGATTAATTGGCTGAAGATAACCCCATCGTTGCCGTATTCCTCTATCTCGCGTGTATCTTCGATGTAGGTGTGCAGGTTAAGCAACCCCTCGTTTAAGTCAAACGTGGTGCTCTTGCTATCCTTTACCAATTGTAATACCTGCTGGCTGATCGCATACATCGGCAACTTACTTACTCCGCCTTTCCTCTGCTTGGTTACTACCCGAATATCCAAACGCGCTGGACCTCCGAAGTAGTCCTTTGTCAAGTCCTCGATGAACCTGAACCCCTCCAGTACGATGTAATTGGAAGGTGCGTTCTTAGGTACTCCGGTGTAAACTGGTACATCGCTCCCGTCGTAAGATAGATTCCCATCCAACAACTGAATCAATGCAGATAATATGCCGAGTGCTGGCTCTCTCATTAATAGATAGCTAATAGGTCGCCTGAATACGTCGTGCCTGAAGTCAAAACTTTCTTCACTGCAACGGGAATGTACTCGGGATCTCCAACGCCTTTGAAAGTAGCCGTAGTGTCGTCTGCCGTTACTACTGCAACGTCGCCCGTACCTCCTGATGCGCGAACGTAAAAGATACCTACTGGATCGGTTTGGAAGTCCGCTGCCGATACGTCGATTTCTTCTGCCGTTTGTCCTTGATAACGCTCAAAACCTCTTTGTCTTGCCATGATGTTTATTTTAGTGCTTGTTTTACTCTTTTTATGAACTCTTTGTAATTTTTCTCTAATGCTGGCCTCATAAATGGCCGTTGCTCCATGTTAACCGTTCCGAACTCCAAGTAAGTGGAATAATCCGCTCCGCTTATCACCTTGCCCGTAAACTGTCCTGCTACCGTTTCCCACCTTAGATTCCGCTTCAAGTTACCCGTATCCGTTGCTGGTGGATTATTGGGTGCGCTTGCCGTGTGCGTTCTCTTTGGTAAATATAACTCCCGCGTCTTACCACTTCCCTTCTTGCTGATGCTCTCTACGGCCGTTTTGTGGACCTCTATGGTCGTTTCCTTTATCACCTTATCAACCGCAGCTTGTCGTTGCTTAGAAGCGTTCTCAATGCGTGCCTGAAGCCCTCTTAATTGCGTCTTATCTATCTGTACCTTAATCACGTTTAATAAACATTATTAAGGTCCATACATTGCGCCTCTCATCCTTTACCAAGCTGTGCAACTCGTACACCTCTCCATCGTACTCTACTCGGTAGTGCATATCCAATCCCGGTACGTCGTCGTAATAGACTTCGCACTCATACGGTTGGCCGTTTACAATCTGGCTAACCTCCAATGCTTCGCTTCCCTTCATCGGCTGAACGTAGGCCCATGTGCTCACCTCTCCAGTCCATGATGCGGAATAACCCCCAAGCGCATCTTTCGTCTGCGTGGAAGTCTGAAACGTTACCCTATCATCCATCTTGCCTACACCCATATCCTCGTACGATAAGCGTTTAGCATCTTCTGTGCGTTGAAGTAACTCAACGTGCGCCCTTGATCGTTACTCGAACTTCTTACCTCCCACATCTCGGCCAATATGCTCAAGATAGCCTCCTGAACTGGTCCTGGACAACTCGCGCTGGTAGTGTAGATAAACTCGTAGGAATACGAATTGTCGGTGCTGAAGACTTGAGTAACACGAATGGTCGGCTCGGTGTTTCCTATTTTCCAATAGTTGGTGTTTAGGGTTAATGTCGTAGCCGTGCCTTCCTTATCTATTCTCTTAACGCTGGTGATCGTTGCTACCGGTACATGAATCAAGTCGAACTCGGTTGTATCTCCTGGTTCGCTTACGTACTGCGTAACGGTTTTGTCAATGAACGCCCGGTTGCAATAACGCTCGGCCCACTCCCTCGCAGAAGTTATCATCCGCGTTATCATCGTGTCCTCTTGCGTATTGCTTACCCGTAGATGTGCTTTGGCTTCCGATAACGTTATTGGCTCTGTACCAATGCTCGAAAAAGTGCTTTCTACTTTCATACTTACGAAGGTATTAATTGCTCTGTTGGTGGTGTTCTAATTGCATAAAAAAAGGGATGACCGCAGCCATCCCCCTGATTACAACTAATCAACCAATGCTTATTATGCAGACTCGATTGCAAGTTTGATGTTAGCAAACGTATCCACGAACCAAGCAGTTGGGTAGTAGATAGGGAATGCCAAACGCTCTTCAACAACAACTGTTACCAAGTTGTAAATAGCGTTGTCTTGGTCTTGGTCAAACAAGCGAACCGATACTCCTTCGCGTTGTGCGATTTGAGCAGCGTTAGTATCTCCAATGTAAAGCGTTCCAGCAGCAACTGAAGTTGACTGATAAACTGGAATACCTTGAAAGAATGCTGATCCACCTTCGTAGGTGATTTGGTCAAACAAGTACTGCCCGTTGCTACCTTTGTCGCTCAATGCGTCGTAGTAGTCGATTGGGTTAAGTACAATAGCGTTTGCGTTGTGCTTGTTTGCAGCTAATACACCGCGAGCAGCAATCATCGCATCCCACTTGTTTGAACCGTCTAATGCATACTTGTCATCGAATACTGTACCAGCGATGTCGGCATCTGTAAGTGCTCCTGCTGCAAGTCCAGTCAAGTTTGCTCCTGAACCAGTACCAGTCAAAAGTTGAGTATCTTCTACTTTCAACAACTCGATTACTCCGTAGGTTTGAAGGAATCCAGCCAATGCAGGA